AGTAGAAACAAGGTAGTTTTTTACTCCAGCTCTATGTTGACAAAATGACCATCGTCAACATCCACAGCACTCTGCTGTTCCTGCCGATACTCTTCCCTCATAGACTCAGGTACCCCTTCCGTAGAAGGCCCTCTTTTCAAACCGTATTTAAGGCGACGATAAATGCATTTGAAGAAAAGACGATCAAGAATCCACAATATCAAGTGCAGTATCCCAATGATACTTGCGGCAACAACAAGAGGATCACTTGAATCGCTGCATTTGCACTCCCATTCGTTTTTGGTAGGCCTGCAAATTTTCAAGAAGATTATCTTTCAGACCGGCACTGGAGCTAGGATGAGTCCCAATTGTCCTCATTGCCTGCACCATCTGCCTAGCCTGACTAGCAACCTCCATGGCTTCCGCTGCCTGCTCACTCGATCCAGCCATCTGCTCCATAGCCTTAGCTGTAGTGCTGGCCAGCACCATTCTGTTCTCATGCCTGATTAGTGGGTTGGTGGTAGTTGCCATCTGTCTGTGAGACCGATGCTGTGAATCTGCAATCTGCTCACAAGTGGCACACACTAGGCCAAAAGCCACTTCTGTGGTCACCGTTCCCATCCTGTTGTATATGAGACCCATACAACTGGCAAGTGCACCGGTTGAGTAGCTGAGTGCGACCTCCTTAGCCCCATGGAATGTTATTTCTCTTTTCAGCTTCTTGTATAGCTTAACTGCCCTATCCATATTGTTTGGATCTCCATTTCCATTTAAGGCATTCTGGACAAAGCGTCTACGCTGCAGTCCTCGCTCACTGGGCACGGTGAGCGTGAACACAAATCCTAAAATCCCTTTAGTCAGAGGTGACAGGATTGGTCTTGTCTTTAGCCATTCCATGAGAGCCTCGAGATCGGTGTTCTTTCCTGCAAAGACATCCTCAAGTCTCTGCGCGATCTCGGCTTTGAGGGGGCCTGACGGGACGATAGAGAGAACGTACGTTTCGACCTCGGTTAGAAGACTCATTTTTCAATATCTACCTGCTTTTGCT